TGCAAGGGCGAGGTTACAGAATGGGGAGAAGATGACACTCCGCTTGTGATGATAGGCACGCACGAAGAAGTCGTTAAATAAAGTTGAGAGAAAGTGAGCGAAAGACAAAAAAAAAGTGGTGTAAATTAGCACCTCGTGAATGTACTAATAACTGTTTAATAACTGGAAAATGCGCGATGCAAACACCAACCAACACTAAAAATAATGACGCCAAAAGACGTAACTAGAATTATAGTTCATTGTACTGCAACTCCCGAAGGTAGAGATGTTAAGGTTGAAGACGTTAAGCGTTGGCACGTTGACGAGCGTGGTTGGTCAGACATTGGTTACCATTGGATAATTGAATTAGATGGAACGCTTAAAAAGGGGCGCGATGAATCGAAGTCTGGCGCACACGCTAAAGGTTGGAATCATTGCTCAATAGGTGTCTGTTATGTTGGTGGTTGCGACAAGAACATGAAAGCTAAAGACACTAGAACGGATGACCAAAAGATTACTTTAGGCTGCTTGCTTCAGGATTTAAGAGGTCGTTATCCTAACGCCAAGATTATAGGACATAGAGATATTAGTTCTAAAGCTTGCCCGTCCTTTGATGCTAAGTCTGAGTATTCGAGCATATGAACACAACTAAGCTAAACAACATTAACACGATTGTTTAGCCGAACGTTGTGTCAACTTCTCCTAACCTTTTCTTCAATATCAGCTTTTACTTTCTGCATCCAAACGGCATTGGTTACAACGTAATAGCCGCAACCTTTAGGGCACTTCAAATCATGTCTGATAGTACCCGCTTTCGTGTATCTTAGTTTGTTGTGATAAGGCTGGTCGTTGCCACACTTCGGGCATGAGTACCTACCAAAGCCCCCAGTTTCTCCAGCATGATGATTATGTGTTATGTATGGTTGTAACCTATGAAACACATCCTCTAACAGAACAACGTCCTTTTTGCAATACTTAACCATGTCAGCCATTGCGGTTTTACAATTATTCAGTAGAATATCCTTCCACAACCCGTAAGTAGTTTCAATCTTACCGCCTAAGCCTAAGAACTTGCCAATATAGTCTAATCTATTAGAGTTAAATCTGAAGTGTTGCCTTGCTTTCTTTAATGTATCCAAGCTGTTCAACTTTGGTGGACATTCAATACCATGTTTAAGGCATCTTGTACGTATCCACTTCTCATCAAAGTTATCTCCGTTATGACCAATTAATTCTGAAGCGGTAATAGCTACCTCCATAAATTCAGAAAGGGCTGCTTTATCACAACCCTTATCCCAAGTAACTGAATGTACCGTCTTTTGACCTTCCCACTTCCAACAAATACAAATGATGGCGCGTTCTTGGATTATGTTATCATGTGAAATTGATAGCTTATATCCTGGTTGCCAAAACAGACCAATATTAGGTGATGTTTCTATGTCATAGAACAGGCGTTTAAACCCTTTAGGCGGCAATTCAAAGTTCAATTCCATTTTGTTTTGGTTTAGTCTTGAGCGTTTAGGGTTTGCGCTAGTTCAGGGTCAAGTTTCGCAATCTCAATGAGGTCGTTATTCCAAAGTTTCACGGCTCTTAATCGTTCTTCGTCTGTTGATTCTATCCCTAAGTTAGCTTGCCTCCTAGCGTTACCCTTTAGAAGTCTATCAATTTCTTCTCTTACCCCTTCATTCGTGTAATATGGTGAACTCATTATCTATTTATAAAATTAGCACCCACTCTAACGCCTACATAATGCTGACCGTTATAACCGTAGTCAACACCAAAGTAAGTCTTTTTAACAGTAGCTTGCAAACCAACCCCGAACAATGGAACGTAACTGGCTTCAAAATCTGATAACAGACCAATAGACCCGTGTGCGCCTAAACTCCACTTGTTAGGCTTCCTTTTAGCGTCTAACGTAACCTTTAACTGCTCGCTGAAGTTCTGATAGTTCTGCCACTTTAAATTGATTGTTGCTAATTCAAAGTCTAAAGTAGTATCATACTTAGCGATTTCCGTTAGAAATGTCTCCACTATCTTAACAGTATCAACTAATAACAATGTATCTAAGCGGCTAACTATCCTTTCACGGTTGATTGTGTCAGTAACGGTTACAACCTTTGTCTTAACAAATCTAACGGTATCTGTTTTCCATCGGTCAACGTATTGAATAGTTGGCGTTGGTTTCTCGATTACTTGTACTTCAGTAGGGTTGTAAATGTCTCCGCAACCTTTCCAAGCTACGATAAGACCAATGATAAACGCGAGGATAACAGGTAGAATCTTCTCTAATACTGCTTTGAGCGTGTCGTTCATAATGTCAAAATTACGATAATTAGCTTAGTTTTATTTAGAATGATTCTAAATTAGCTACTAAATGAAAATAATGCTTTGACGTATCAAACTAATTTATACCTTCGCTTATCGTTTAACTAAAAACAAAGATGCAATGAGATTTGAAATTCAACTTAACGAATTACAAAAAGAAATATGGGATTTTACTCTTATTCAAAACACTCTTTTTCTAGACTTCTATTCTTTTGAAGAAAGAGAAAGCACAAGAAAAAGAAAATATCTTTCAATAAAACGATATGACAGAATAATGAATAGGCAATGTACAATGAAAGAATCTGAAGTAATGCTTACTGAAGAGATAAAAAATAAAGCATTGACTGAATATTTCAAAACAATTGACTGCAAAAAGTGGTCTGAAAAATAGAAAACGAATCATGAACCTAATTAACCAAATACACGCGGCAAATCCTCACCCGAAAGTTAGGTAAACCACACAACTAATCGTAACTTAAACAACTGAAATGAAAGCATCACCATTAAGCAACGACCCGATTAAGCAAAGGGTTATTAGAAACATTATTAACAGTAGAACCAAAGAACAGTTTAACAGTTCAAAGCGTTACGCTGAATTAGCCGGAATGTTAGAAGACGAATTGGTCAAAGAGTGGATTCAATTCAAGATGGCAATCAGCGCATTTAACTCACCTTTTTAAACAATAAAACAACAGAGAAATGAAACTAGAAAAGCTAACAGCAAAGATTAATCCGCACGAAATACAGTGGCGTATTCAAAGCGCAAAAAATGGAAAAACAACCGTTGTTCCATACCTTACAAACCGTTGTGTAATGGAGCGATTTGATGAAGAGTTTGGGGCGATGCATTGGAAAAACGAGTTTGTAGAGTGGCGTGGAAAAGGCGTTAAGTGTGGAATATCCGCAAGGAACGAACAAAGTGGTGAATGGGTTACAAAATACGATGGTGCAGACGAAACAAACATAGAATCTACAAAGGGCGGTTTTTCGGATAGCATGAAGCGGGCAGCCGTTCAATGGGGGTTAGGTCGCGACCTTTACGAGTACCCAATGATTCAGATTGAAGGTGAAATAAGGTTTCTAAGTCGAGAGCATGAAAGGGAGTTAAATAAGATTGCTCAAAGGATTCTAGGCGGTGAGAACGTGGGTGATTATGTAAAGATTGGAAGCGGTGCAACTCAAACACAACAACCCGTTAAGCAAGCACCAAAGCCAACGCCTAAAGCTGAACGTGTTATTGTAGCCGAAGGAGATGAAAACTTCCTGAAGATTGTTAAAGGCGTTTCAACTGGAAAGGCTACGCTTCAACAGGCACTTGATAAGTTTAATATCAGCGATGCGGTTGAGGCTTCGTTGAAAGAGAAAATTCAATCACTAGCTGAAATTGTGTAATATGGAATGGATAAGCGTTAAAGATAGGTTGCCTGATATAGACAATGAGTATATTGTTTCATTAGATTTTCTTGAAGTCAAAAGCACAACTATGAACTTTATGTCTATGCCTTCTAAATGGTATACAATGTCTAGTATTGATGTTAGTAAACGAGTAACACATTGGATGCCACTACCTGAACCACCAAAGAAATGAGCAAAGAACTATTCCACGACCTCCGCGAAATTGAAATAATCGCAGAAATGAACGAACGTGTTTACATGGATATACCTTCGCACCTACGCGACCAAATTAAAACAAGCAAATCAAACACAACTCAACAGAAAAAGAAATGAAAAAATCATTGTACAACATTGAACAAGAGTACCTAGAAATAGCTAACCAACTAGAAGACGGTGAACTATCTCCCGAACTGGAAACGGCACTAGCGATAAACGAGCGGGAACTGCAAGGAAAGGCGATAGCTTACGCCTACGTGATTAAAGAAGCTGATGATGCGGTTAGCGTAATTGATGCTGAGATAAAGCGTCTACAAGGCTTAAAAAAGACCGAGCAGAACAAGGCTAAAAGACTCAAAGAAACTATTAGCAACGCGATGGAATTGTACGGAATAACTGAAATCAAAACCGAAACGCTTAAACTAAACTTTAGACGTTCTGAAGGTGTGGTTTGTACGGACTCAACCATTTCAATAGCTGAAGAGTTTGCTACTATTGTACCTGAGAGTATCAAACCTAACTTAATAGCAATTAAAGCAGCTATCAAAGAAGGTATAGAAGTTACTGGATTTGAAATAGAAGAACGTTATTCACTTCAAATTAAGTAATATGAGCGAACTAGAAAGTAGGGTTAAGTTCCTTGAACAACACATTGAGAAGATGTACGACCACATAGAAGAGTGGAAAAGGTTAGCTTTAAAAAAGGATGAGATTATTGACACCTACAAAGAACTGCTAGACCATTACAAAGGCAAGTTAGAACAGCAAAGAGATGAAATTTGAAAAGCAACTTTCAGACCTAAACAAGTACGTTAACGAGTACTATTCTTGCAACCTTCAGGACGGTAATAAACTATCTTTGTTGATGCAGAAGATAACAGGATTGTTATACTACTTGGAAACAGAAAGAAGCAAGACTCACGACCTTTACGAAAACGCGGTTTTCAAACTTGTTAAAGGAGGGTCAACAGTTGCAAGGGCTGTTAACGAGGCGAACGTTTTATATCCAGAGATGTATCAACTTAGACGCATAATGGACGGGGGCTATCGGATAGTAGACGCAATCAGAACAAACATCAGTTATTTAAAATCAGAAAAACAATCAATTAATTAAATCAAAATGAGTTACGAAGTAAAAGGAGTACTAAGAAAGGTGTTGCCTGTTCAATCAGGTACATCAAAAGCAAGCGGCAAAGAATGGCAGAAACTGTCTTTCGTTGTTGCTAATAACAACGGCTACGAAGGACGCGAACAGTTATACTGTTTTGAAATCTTCGGTGCTGATAAGGTGGACAACTTCATCAAGTACAACCAAGAAGGTAGTGAGGTTGTCGTAAAGTTTGACATCAGAACGAACGAGTACAACGGGAACTACTATACGTCTTTGGCAGCGTTTCACGTGCAATCAGGCGAACGAGTTGAGCAAGAAGCATACACGCCTGAAATTAGTGGAAGTGGAAGACCGAAACCACAACCAATAGCTGAAGACATTGGAGAAGATGATTTACCCTTCTGATGCGTATAAACATCAAACCGTTATCAGTTAACCAAGTATGGCAAGGCAAGCGGTTCAAAACCAAAGCCTATAAAGACTACGAAAAAGAGGTTCTGTTAACGCTTAAACCAATGAATGTGAATGGGGGCAAATTACGCCTCCATTTGCGTTTTGGGCTATCTTCTAAGAACGCGGATATAGACAACCCAGTTAAGCCGTTTGTTGATTGTCTCCAGAAGCGTTACGGTTTTAATGACCGTCAGATTTACAGCTTGATAGTTGATAAGATTGACGTTCCAAAAGGTCAAGAGTTCATTGAGTTTGAGATAACAGAGTTGTAATGCTTATTTAGAAGCATTCTAAATTAGGGTCAATAGTGAAATAATACTTTGACGTATCAAATCAATTAGTACATTTGAAGTGTTGAAACAATTAACACTAACCAAAACAACAGAAATTATGAAATTTTATAACCATTGTAATCAGGCACTTTACGAGGAAGCGAAAAGGGTAATATCAAATTTTGACTGGCATCCGTCTTACAAGAGCCAGACATTATCTATCGTAGTTGATGAGCTTGAGTGCGGTCAAATGATACAAACTGAAACTGGCGGTTATACGATTCCTTTCACCGTTTCTGATGTGAAAGACTTTGTTCGCATTGTTTCTGATAGAGGCTAAATCTAAAACGGGGCGAGGCATCCTACACCTCTTTAACTTAAACAACATGATAAGACTAAACATCCCCGACCTAGACGAAGTGATAGCAGAAGCTAACCGTAAAGGAGTAACCATGTACCGTATCGCTAAAGACACGGGGTTATCTTCTGAAACAGTTAGCAGATACTTCACAGGTCAAAAGGTTACAACACGAACAATGGAACGAATCATTAACTACATAAACAAAGCATAATGAGCATTTACAGAATCAAATGGCACGGTTACGAGTTGACCATCGAAGCAAACGTATTCAATACAGAAGTGGAAATAGAGGACATTGACGGCATATCGTTAGTAGACTTTTACCACAACGCGGATAACTACACGCTTGGAGAGATTGAAACACTTGTACTGGAACAAGAAGCTGAACGGCAAGCGGAAGCAGCAAGCTACCAAGACCACGACACGCTATACGAACGAGATTAAAATAGAAACAATGAAAACAAATACAATGAGACAAGAAAAGCTATTCAAAGACAAAGTAGAATTGATAACGGTTGAATCTGTAATTGGTTCAGGTTATGAAGAAGATGTGGCAAAATTAGCCATTGAAGACAAGATAGCTTATAGAGCGGCACGTAAAAATATGCAGATTCATTCGGCTATAATTCTAAAAATGAATGATGAATTTGCTGGATTCTTTACCTACGAAATAAATCACGATGCTAAAGAATATTGCTTGCTTCAATCAGCAATGTACCCAAGATTTAAAGACGTTGATATTTATCAGCAAATGGTTAATAAAATTATTGAAGGGAATACTTTTGGTTACCCAATGATAATGACGGTTTCAAAAAAACATGATTTAGAAAAACCCTCAGTATTTGAAGAAATAGGGTTTAAAGTAAACTTAGATAAAAACGACTTTAAATACGTTTATTACGGAGAACCTGAACAAGTTAGAATGAAGCTGTTAGCGCATACAGCAATGACAAATTTATGGCGATCTACTTCGGGGTTATGGCTTCAAAACAAAAGGGAGTGGAATAGACAGATTGACGCGGCTGGAGAAAAACATGGTGTGCCAAACCCAAGATTCGCTTCGCGTGAAGGTTGCTGGCAAGGGGCTAAAGGCTTTTCAAATGTGGTATTATCTAAGAACGAAATAGTAGAAGGAAAGATTATTCATAACGATAAGAAAACGCTAAATGGAAACGCATCAGTATTAGACCCGACAGCTTGTGAAATAATAGCTAGGTTTTTTATGCCTAAAGGCGGAAAACATATTTACAATCCATTTGGCGGTGGCGTTCAAATGGGGTTTGTTGCGGGCGGTTGTGGATTTACTTATGAGTCTTCAGAGATAAGAAAAAACCAATGTGATACAAATAATGAAATTTGTAAAGAGTTTGAAGATGTTAAATGGCACTTATCAGACACATCAAAATACATTCCAGAACGAAAAAGCGATTTAACTTTTTCATGCCCTCCTTATTATAGAGTTGAAAAATACATTGATTACGATGGCTTACCACCTAAAGGCGAAATAAACCATTTAGGAAGTTATGAGGAGTTTAGAGACACATTATTTCAAGGTTATAAAAACGCTATAAAAGCAATGAAAGACAACACTTTCTTTGTGGTTATGACAGGAGATAGTAGAGATAAGAACGGTGCTTATTACGGGTGCGAAGCTGAACATGAATTATTTTTCAAAGAACAGGGGCTTTACATTTACAATAAGGTAATTTATTTGGAAAGTGAGTTTACGCGGTTCTCACAAGCAAAGAAAACTCTACATCACAGAAAGTACCCTAAGGCAGACCAAAAGATTTATATGTTCTACAAAGGGGACATGAAAAAGATAAAAGAACTTTACCCTAATATTGGAAGACTATGAGAGAGTACACAAACACAATAACGTTTACTAAAAACATTCGTGGCGTTTATTCTTTAGACCCTATTCTTGGCTGTTCCTCTGGAATGGCTGAGAATGAAAAGGGTTGTTACGGAGATTGCTACGCTGCTAGATATGCCAAAAAGTACGGCTACGACTTCTCTAGAAACGTTTTAAGACATTTTAAAGATGAAAAGCACATAGCACTAATCAAAAAGAGAATAAATGCTATTAGCTTACCTTTTATCAGAATGGGTACATCGGGCGAGCCTAGCGAAGATTGGGAACATACGCTATCAATTATTGAGAAGTTAGGACACGTGGATAAAGAAATAGTTATAATCACAAAGCATTGGAAACAATTAACAGACTGTCAACTACAAAGGCTTTCAAAGTTTAATGTTTGTGTGAATACTTCTGTATCTGCATTGGATGGTAATATTCTTGAAGTTGGATTGCGTGAATATGAAAGGCTAAAACCTTTTTGTAGGTCAATTTTGCGTGTTGTTTCTTGTGATTTCAATCTGGATAATTTAGAAGGGCAAAGTCTTGATAGAACACAAGAAAACATATTTAAAAATTATGAGTTTATTGATACTGTTTTAAGGGTTTCTCTTAATAATCCTTTAGTAACTGAGGGTATAATAAACACACATAAAACAAAGTTCTTAGGTAAGGCGTGTAATATCAGTAAGCGGTTTAAGAAAACTTACTTTGGAGGCTGTAATAACTGTTTGGAAATGTGTGGCGTAAATATGTAACGACATTAAATAAGAAACAATGAAAGAACAAGAACGCAAAGAGATAATTGAGTGTTTGGAGTTTGTCGCAAATCAATTTGACGCTGATAGAACCAGGACAAAAGAACTGATTGAGGCAATGAAGAAAATCAATTGCGAAACAGAGTTCAGTCACCTTCAGCAACTCAAACTTAAACAGTTGGTTGATACGTGCTGCCACTTGCTGGACTACGATAACAACGAAGCTACAAACGCTTCACGCGATGTTGTGGAGGTTGAGAAACGAAGGGCTATCTATTACTTTGCCTACTCTATAAACGAGTACAACCCGCAGATATTTTACGGTTTGGCTAAGGCGTTTGGAAAGCATAGAACCAGCTTCAACCATCATGTCAACAAAGCAAAGGAGTTGTTAGATTGCAAGGATAAAACGTTCATGTTTTACTACAACAAATTGTTGTCTCACCAGTTTGATTTATCCTAACTAATTACTATATTTGTTCAATCGCTCGCCAAAGCGATTCTAAATAACAGGTAATGACAAACAAACATTTTATCGGAAGGAAGTAATCGGTTGACGGGTTTACCTGTTTATCTGTCCTGATTCTACGTGTGGCAGCGTAGCCTTCCGAACTTTTTACAAATGTCAAAAGATGACGGTTAAATTTTATTCAGTAGACGGCATGAACTCAATTGAGATAATGCCAAATTATGAACGGTTGCATGTAAGCATTGACTGCTTGGATGGTTATGGTATGCCAATAGGTACAACAATCGAACTAGACAACGAGGACATAGATGATTTCATTTTTGTTTTGAACGAGTTTAAAAAAAGATTATCAGATGGCACGACCTCAGAGGCATAATGTAGACTACTTTCCACACTACATTTCAGACGGCAAAAAGATGTTCATAATTGAATCTAAGTTTGGAAACGATGGTTATGCTGTATGGTTTAAGATACTTGAAACTCTTGCTAAGACAGATGACCACTGGATAGACTTAAACGAAGAGTCTAATTTAATGTACTTAGCCGCTAAGTGTAGGGTTTCAGATAGCTTGTTGATAGATATAATTGAATCAGTAGTAAAACTTGGAGAGTTAGACGCTGAATTTTGGTATGCTGAAAAGGTGGTTTGGTGTCAAAAGTTCATTGAAAGTATTGACGATGCTTACAGAAAAAGAGGCAACCCGTGTATGACTAAAGAAGGTTTACGGCAACATTTATGGAGTTTAGGGCGGAAGATTGGCGGTTTAAGTGGTAGTAAAGGCGGTGAAAACCCACAAAGTAAAGAAGAGAATAGTAAAGAAGATATTAATAAGCCCGACCTTTTTCAAATTTTCTGGAATCTTTACGGTAATAAGATAGAGGAGGTCAAATGCCAAAGAGCATGGTTTAACATCGAACATGCAGAATATCCTAAGATAATTGAACACGTACCAAAGTTCGTAAATGCTTCAGGTAAATTCCTTTGCAAACCTTTAAACTATCTTGAAGGTAGGCGGTGGAAAGACGAACAACTGCCAAACTATGCGTCAAAAGAAGAGCCTAAGAAAGAACGATTTATTCCAACACCCCCGAAACTATGATAGAGAAACAAGTAATAGGAACGCTCATAACAACGCCTGACAAGTACGTTGAAGTTAGTGAGTTGTTGAATGAAAACAGTTTTACGGATTCATCAACTAAGGCTATATTCTCTACGTTTCTGAAGCTATACAACAAAGGCTCAAACATAAGTCTAGCTTTATTGCAAGAGCGCGTTAATCAATCTGACAACCCTTGCAACATTGCGGATGTAATCGACTTTATGGATTCAGGAAGTGCTTTCTATGAGCATTGCCAAATTTTAAAAGAGAAAGAGGTTAGGCGTGAGCAATCTGTTCTAGGTATGGAGTTGGTGTCTAGGTCTGGTGATGTGAAAGAAGACCCGTTTGAAACTAACGACTACTTAATGGATGAAGCCGAACGCATTGTTTCAATGGTTGATTTTGGCAAGAACAATTCCAACATGGAACTTATAAAGGCGGTAACTACCAAAATGGAATTAGCGTCTAAGAGTAACGGTATGACGGGTCTTTCAACTGGCTTTAAAGAACTTGACCGTGTGTATGGTGGTCGGCAAAATTCAGACCTTATAATCAAAGCCGCTAGACCCGCAATGGGTAAAACTGCACAGGCATTATGTGAGGCTAAACACATGGCTTTTGAATCCAAGAAAAAGGTAATCTTCTTTAGTCTTGAAATGAGCGCAGAACAATTAATGCAGCGTTTGGTTAGCGTTCATACTGGTATTCCTTTGGGTTCAATTAGAAGCGGAGATTTAACATCTACTCAATGGAATACATACAACACAATGGCTGATTACTTAACCGATGACAATCTGATAATTGTAGATAACGTTTATTCATTGAATGGCATACGAACTAAGTGTAAGAAGCTGAAGATGAAAGGCGGTATCAACGCGGTCTATATTGATTATCTTCAACTGATAAACCATAAGGTATCTTCAGGAAGGTCAAAAGAACAAGAGGTAAGCGAAGTATCAAGGGCATTAAAGATGTTAGCAAAAGACTTAGACGTTCCTATTGTTTGTCTTAGCCAACTATCAAGAGCAGTTGAAACAAGGGGCGGCACACATAAACCGATGCTTTCAGATTTACGAGATTCAGGTGCTATTGAACAAGACGCTGATATTGTGGAGTTCATATTCAGACCTGAGTACTACGATAAAGAAGACCCTTCACTACATGGAGTTGCCTATGTGATAATTGCAAAGCATAGAAACGGGGCGTGTGGGGATATTGAGTTGAGATTCAAGCATGAATGTACTAGGTTTGAAAACGTAGGATACCAACAACCAATTGAGCAGCCAGTTCAAAGTACTATGAAACCATCAAACGCATTTGAAGAACCCCCTTTCTGATGAGTAGACCAAGACACATAAGCGAAATAATAGCCGAAATATTAACACAAATTCAGAGCAATGAACAAAGACTTTAAAGTGCTTAATCTTTACGCTTGCTTGGGTGGCAATCGTTACAAATGGGATGAGGTGGCAGAGGAAGCTGGAATTGATATGAAAGTAACTGCGGTTGAATTAGACCCTGAGTTAGCTAAGTTGTATAAAGAGCGTTTCCCAAATGATACGGTAATAGTTGCTGATGCTCACCAATATTTATTAGATCATTACAAGGAGTTTGATTTCATTTGGAGTTCGCCCCCTTGCCCTAGTCACAGTATAGCAAGAGCATACAAT